CTTTTTGTCTGCCTAAAAATGTATCGTTACTGTTATACATTGATATAACCATATTATCTACTGTTGCATTTGTTGAGAATGTATAAGTTTCTCCAGCTTCTACTTGTATATATTGATTATATAGTGCTGTTTTGTTGTCTTGCACAAATACATTTGATGAATTTATATATCCATTTACAAACCCTAAATTTTCATTTAATAAATTTTTGCTTGGTTCTATTGGATCTGCATTTGGTATATATCTTATTTCAAGTTCATCATCATTATTTATACATATTGTACTTGCTGTTGCTTGTGCTATTTCATCTAATACATCTCGGTAGGTATATCCTATATAATTACCATCTTCATTTAAATATAATTCATTTGGTATTTCTTTATCATAGTTTGTAAATGTGTCACTTGAATTTGCAAATGTTAATCCTAGTTTAGTACATAACGCTATTATGTAGTTTCTAATTGTTATTGGATAATTTACTTCTAATGATTCATATGGTTTCATTGCATATAGCATTTTATCATAACATGTTATTTCATAGCTTTCTGTGTCTTCTTTTTTTTCTGACTTATATACTATATAATTTCCAAAATCTATGTATTCATATGTTTCGTTTGTTTCATCTGTCATTACACCGAATTGATAGTTAATTTCTGTTTCTAATGGTATATCTATATTACTATCTATTACTAGTTCTTTCATTACAGACTTTAGTATTGAACCCTCAAAACTAGGAGTTACTGCATTTAACTTGTTTGCTCCTAGAGTTTTTGATTGTCCATTTTCTGTGTATGTAATGATACTATTTAGTTGTCTTCCATATTGTTTTATTTTAGTTTTATAATCATTACTTACTTGTTTCATTATGACCTCTTTCTTACTGCTATAAATGATATGTCAAATGGTTCTATTTTATGCCCTGTGCTTATCATTCCTATGCTTTCTGTTTCATAGTCTCCTGTATATGTATCCATTGTTACATTTGTTTTTTTATTTGGATCATAATAAGTTAAACTTTGTCTTGCTGAATCTAGTATTGGAACTAGTAGTTCATATTCAGCTTGTGTTAATTTCCTGAATGTTACCATTATCTTTGGGAATATTCCAATTAATGTACCTGATTGTTCTCCTTCAAGGTTTCTTCCTGAATCTGGGGCATATAATTTATAATATCCATATTTTGCTTTTGTTAAATATTGCCCTAATGATACGTTGTTTACCATTATACTGTCTTTATCTATAAACATTTACATACCTCCTAACTATTAAATGCAAAGTCTCTTGAGTTTTGAATTTTTTGTAATTCTCTACTTATGACTCTACCATTCATTGTATTTGTTATGTTTGCATTTATTATTGTATGTCTTGCAAATGCTAATCCTAATCTATCTAGTGTTTTATCATCTAATGGAATAACTGCTTCTGGGCCTGATTCACCAGCTATGTATGAACCCATGTTTACTCCTGGTCCTGGGTTGTTTACTATACCACCTTGTGCTAGTCTTGGTAGTTTTACTTTCTTTACTGTTGAAACATTTACTAATGGTAGTTTGTTTGCTATTTTTATTATTCCATTTAAAAGTCCAACAAAATCATTTATAACCATTTCTACAGATCCTAAAACAGTATTTACGGCACTTTTTATTACATCAGTAGTCATGTTTGCAAATGTTATTGCCCACGTTTTTCCTATTGTTTTTATTCTATTAAACATTCCTTCTACGAAAGCAAATATTGGAGTTAAGTCTGCTTTTGCAATTTTATAAAGACCTTCAAATGCTTCATGCCAGTCTTTATGAAATACACCTTTTATAAATTGTATGATTCCATCAAATTTTAATTTTATTGCTTCTGTTAGGTCTTTGAAATAATCCCATATAAATCTTATATCTGCTACTAATGTATCATAAATAGCTCCTATTACACCACCAAGTTTTTTGTGTATCCATTGTGATTTTTCTTCAAGCCATTTTACACCTTTTTCTAGAGTTGTTTTTATTTTTTCCCAATATCTAAAGAAAGTACCTACTATTAAAACTATTGCACCAATTATAATTAATTTTATGTTATTTGTTACAAGCCCTAAACCAATTAATGCAACACCTATGCCTTGTACTATTCCACCAAAGTTTTTCCATGTAGGATCTTTTAAGTATTTTAATAGTTTTCTTACTGCGTAAATTACACCACCTACTATAGCACCTATTCCTAATGCCTTTATTCCTTTGACACCTAATTTTAGTAATATTAATGCAGTTGCAATACCACCTAATATTGCTAATATCAAATCTCCGTAGTCTTTTAACCATTGCATCCATTTAGGTTCATTTCCTTCTTCTGGTGGTTTCAAGTTAAATCCTCCACCACTTTTGCCTGATGCTCCTACGTTATCACTTAATACGTTCATTTCATCAAATCCTGCTAATTGTTTTCTCATGTCTCTAGCTGACTTTGATGCACTTCCATAGCTATCTGCCATTTTTTTTGCTGATAATTCATTTGCTCTTGCATATAAGTCTATACCAAATAGCATTTCATATATTTGTGCTAAAACGTATAGTAATTGTTCTGCTAATTGAACTATAAAATTTATGACTGGTTCGAGTGCCACTGCTAACATTAGTCTCATGTCATCCATTTTTTGTGCCAATTCGGTGTTATATTGTTTTAGTGTGCTAAATGACTGTGTTAGGATCGAAAGCACTGTTCTTATTCCTAGTAGTGCTAATCCCCATCTTATTACTTTTTTTACTGTTGTATTAAGTCCTTTATTTATTCCACCTATTGAACCTTTTATTTTATCAAATCCTCTTACATCCTCTAATTTCGCATTTGTTTCTTCTACTCTAACTTTTATAGCACTTTGGCTATCTGCATTTTCTTGAATTTTAGCATTAATTTCATCTAGTTGGCTTAATTGCTCACTATATTTTTGATTAATTTGTTCTATTTGTTTATCTTCCATGCCCAATACATTTTCTACTTGTTCTGTTGTTTGAGCTGTTTGTAACCATTCATCTGTCATTTGACGTGTTTGGTCTAATGCTGTGTAATAATCTTCTAGGTTTGCTTCTATTTTTATTTTTTTGTTTTGTAGTCTTTCTGCTTCTCTTTCCAATGCACGTAGTTCATTTGTTGACTTTTTTAATTCTTGTTCTAGTTCAGCTACGTTCCACGTAAAAATATTACCTTGACTTGATGTGTCGGCAAGTTGACCTATTGCTTCCTTTTGGTCATCTATCACATCATTTACTTCTTTTATTTCTTCTTTTAGTTCAGACATTCCTCCTGTTTGGTCTGATATTGTTGATAGTTGATTCGCTGAATTTTGAGCTTCTGTTTGAAGTTTTTCTAATTCATCTAATAATCTGTTGTATTCTTCAATTTCTTCATCTGTTAGACTTGTTACATCTCCATCAACCTTAACATCTCCTATATAAATTTCATGTGTGTCTTTATCATCTAGTTCTTTTAATCTAGTTTGGATCTGGTCTATTTGCTTTTCAAAGTCTTTTGTGTCTGCTTTTACGTTTATTATTACTGTACCATCTTCTGCAAATCTCTGAATGTTAAGTTTTATTCTCATAAAATCACTCCCTTTCTATATTCCGAGCATTTTATATAATTTTTCTGCACTTTCCATTTGCTCTTTTGTTGGTTGTTTTTCATATTTCTTTAATGCAACCATCTTTTTTGCTTTTAGTATTCTTTCTCTTTCTTTTGCATCCTTTATTTCACTTACATCATAGTTTCTTAAGTTTCGGATTCTGTTTAATATACAGCAATTTCCCATTTCACTATTTGATAGTCCATTGATTAGTTTGTTAAACTTTTGCCAGTCCATTTCTGTGTTTTCTAAATCTATTTGATAGTCACTCATGAATGATGCTTCTATGTATTCCATATCTTCTATATAGTCCATATCTGGTGTTTCATGTGTGTCTTCTACTTCTTTACCACATGACAAGTAATTTAACACCCATTTTAGGAGCTTTTCGTAGTGTTCTGGGTTATCTAGTGCTTCTTCTCCAAACATGGTGCAAATGATGCCTAAAACACGTTCATAGTCTCCTATTGTTTCATCTTGGGCTATTTCATTACACTTTAATGCGATTCTGAAGTCTGTGTTTGCTGTATATACTTTATCTTCTATTTGGATCTTCTTTATACAACTCATTATTCAATCACTTCAATTTCTTCTGTTTCTTGAGTTCTACCGTATTTTTCTTTTACTTTTTTAGTTATATTATCCATACTTATATCTAGATGTGGTTTTATTTGCTTTTCTATAATTTCATCTATTTCTTGCAAAGTAGTCCATCCTATTTTTCTTCCGTGTAATAATTTTTCTACTCCATTTTCTCCTAAAAACATGTTATATACTTCTATTTCTTTTTTAAAAAATTCATTTACTGCTTTTATTTTATCTTCTTGATTCTTACTTAATAGTTTTTTCCCTTTGACGTCTTCTCTTTTGTCTATTATTATTATTTGATTTCTTAATTGTTCTCTATTCTTCTTGTCTTTCTCAATTATCTCTTGATATTTTAAAGGCAATTCAATATCCTCTAAATCAAATTCTAATATATCCCCTGTGTCTATTCCTTCTGCTGTTTGTATTCTTAATCTTAATACATTGTCATTGTTTAACTTAATAAAATTGTCTGTCATTTTATTATCTCCTTTTCTTTCTACAATTATTTAAAAAGGACAAGGCACTAATGCCCTGCCCTTATAGGTTTATTATTATAAACTTGTTGTTTCTTGGAATGTTGGAACGTTGTTGCTATCAAATGTTACTGTTCCTACTTTTGCATCTCCATCATAATATATATCATATTCGATTTCTGCATTTTCGCCCATGTATCTTGTTATTGTTATAATAACATCGTTCATTTTTGCTGGGTAAGTAGTTCCATCTCCATTCCATGTATCGATGTCTAAAACATGTGATTTGTAATTTAGTTCATCTCTACCTGCATTTACAAATTCAAAAACATCATCATCTTTATAGCATCTTTGTGATACTGAACCTTGTTTTTGGTTAGATGAATGGTCTGTTCTTGCATTGTCTTCTATAATCCATTTTTCTGTGTCTACTTGTGGATTAAAATCTATACCATATTCTGTAATTCCTACACCTAATACAGCCCATGTTGGTGTTGAACTTGGAGTTGTATCTAGGAATGTTAGGAATTGACTTCTGTTAATTTTTGTTATTCCTTCTGGTACGTAACTTGCCATATTTTATCCTCCTTATAAACTTATTGTTTTATTATCACTTTCTCTGTATGTGATTTGTATTTGTATAGTAAATGTTGCTTGTGTTTGGTCTACATAATTTAATGTGCCACAATTCAAGCATTCTATACTCTCTATATTATCGATATCAGGCAAAATGCCTTCCTCATTATTAGATTTTATTTTATATTCAAATTCTTCAAAGAACCCTATGTTTTTTAGATTGTTTAATGTGTCCTGACTGTAGGCTTTTCTACTTCTAAATGAGTATGTATCTTTTTTCTTTGATACTCCTATTATCCAGGTTTCTACATTTGGATCTGTTGGAATTTTATCTAACGAAAAGTCTCCTACATCTCCTAGGAAATCTGCACTTATTTGATAGTTTCTATTTGTTGTTAGTGTATTTATTATCTCAAACAAGTAATTTCTTAACTTTGATATTCTATATTCTTGAAAGTCCATTGTTTACCTCCAATTTTAGTGATGATTTATGTATTCTTGAAATTCTTTTACTATGTCATCCATTTCAGCTGTTTTCATTGCTTCATCCCAATGTGATGTTGCTAGTGGATGGTGGTCTCTATTCCTGTTATCAGGATTAATGACATGTGTTCCATCTTCTCTCATACCTCTCCATTGGTATTCTGCATATAATTGGTTATATACTATATTATTGTCTTCAATTCTATAGTCACTTAAGTTTCCAGTGTCATATGGGACATATTTATCCATGTGTTCGGCTACTGTATTTGTTAGCCATTTCATGCCTTCTCCATCTGGATCTAAACCAAGTTCGACAATTATTGTGCTAGTTGGTTTCATTTTTACTGACATTATCTGCCTCCTAGATGAATGTGTTGGTTATTACCAAAATTATTATTATTAATACTTGTTATGTTGAATATTAAATAATCTTTTAGGTCTTGTTGGGTTTCTATATCTAAATCAAGGTGTCCTTGTACTATGATGTCGCCTATCTCAAAATCTTGAATGTTTAGTGCTGAATTTTGGTCATATGGGATTCTTACTTCCACATCATTGGCATCATCATTTCCTTTGTTTAGCCTTGCTCCTTTACCACCAAAGAACCATACATTGTCATAGTTATATCTTTTCCACTTTTCAAGGTGTGTTGTTGTGTCTAATCCATCTCTGTGATAGATGGTTAAACTTGAATTGGTAATCATTTATTTTACTCCTAAATATATTAGATGTTCTCCGTTAAATTCTACCAACAGTAAATATGTTCTTATAATATCTTCTAGTTCTGTGTTTTTAGAATTTACTATTTCACTTATCTTATCTGGTGTTAGATATTGAATAGAGTATCCATCAGTGGTTTCACTTGTAAGGTTTCCTGCTTTGGATACCTCACTTATTGAATTTGCAATATCATTAATGTTATTTATTAATGCATATTCACACAACTTTACTTCTTGTGGTATTTGTGCTGATTCAGTTCCTTTTAACCTATTTTGAGTTCTTATATCGATTTTTCTTCTAGCTTCAAATTCTAATAAATTAAAAGGCATTTCTCCAATTGCAGAACCACCTAGTGCTTGATATTCTGCATATGTTAGGTATTGTCCTTCAAATGTCATAAATGCCTCCTTTTAGTTTATTATAAACTTGCCCCACCTTGTGGTACTAATACTGCAAATGGGAATCTTGAAGATGTTTCATTTTCAGCATTAACTGGGTTAGGAATTTCCCATCCTAATCTCATTACTACTCTTAATGCTACCATGTCATCTTGTGCTAGGTTGTACATAATAGAACCATCGCTAGGATCTTGAATTACTGCTTCTGTTAATACTTTATAAGTAATATCTTGTCTGATTTGATATACTGCTTGGTTAAAGTCACCTAATACTAGTGTTGCTTTATCTTTATCCCAAACACCATTATCCATAAATTCTCTACGGATTGAACCAATTTCAGTTGTATTTAATGGTTGACCTGTAGTGTCAAGCATCATTCTGAATTTTCCTTTTAATCCTACTCCACCTAAAATACCATTAACATTGTATCCTGATTCTTCAACTTTTGTCATAGTATCATTGATGTCTGAATATAATCCGTTTGATGATTCAGTTACTGTTGCACCAACAGCTGATACTGATGGAAGAAGTCCTGCTCTCCATTCAGTTGGTTTTCCTACACCAAAGAACATAGCATCATCAATTTTCTTTGCTAATGCTTCTTCTAGTCTTGGTTTTACTTGAGCCCAAATATCAACTGAGCTATCATTTAATAAATTTTCCTTAATTGGAACTATTACTGCTAATTCAGCAATGTTAATAAATTTCTTATCCCATGCTACTTTAGTGATATTTTTTCTACCATTGTTTTGTGTTTCATCAACAAAGTATGCTACTGGTAATGAGTCTAATA